ACTTTATAGACGCAACGCCACCTGCCATATCAGTACCAGCAAATGGAAGCGTAAGAATATCACGCTCTGAATCCAAAGTGTAATCTAATACTTGTAATGCTCCATCATAAGAGCCATTAACCGTAGAGTCTTCTTTGTAACGCAGATAATTCAGCTGTGCGAAATCATTCAGCCTATATTCCAACATATTAGGTTTATTCTCCTTATAAGTAGCAACAACCTTTTTTGTCCAATCATATGCTCTTGTTTCATTTTCTTTAATAGTATCTACAGAAACAAACTCAATGGAATTTGAATCATTCTTACCAGGAACAGCAAAAACACCGAGAATTGCAGCAACAGCTTTAATAAAATCTATCTGTTTTATTTCGGGCAAATTTGCAATAATCGGGAAGTGCCCATATCCTGCATTTATCTCATCATCTATCGAAGGCATCACTTGATCACATATAGCTGTAATGCTAAATGAATTATCCATAGATATACCACCATCATCAATCCACCCTGCGTCAAGTAATCCAAACAAAATCTCCTTACTTTCCTCTAGCGTATCTGTCTCTATATCTGTAAAATCAAAATAGATAGTATAACTATTTGTGTTATGCCTCTCAATCTTGCTATAATCTATAGTTGCAATATCGACTCTTGTATCATCATCCATAATGTAATAAGCAACCAGACATGCTCCATTAGGGTATATAGAAGTGGATACATCAAACGACACATTACCATTCATCAAAATCTTCATATTCGGAGCATTAAGTTTAAAGCCTTGAAT